GTACTGAAGGATCAAGCCATCGGTCTGGGTCTTCTGAATAACCTGGCTCAACGACACGCCAAATGTTCCAGTAGCAAGCACGTTGTTGCTGTATGGAAGCGTGTTCGTTACAATCTGAGAGTTGAACGTAGGGGTTAAGCTGGTCCAGGCTGGGTAGTTAATTGTAGCGTTTAGGCTTGCAATTGTTTGGCCGTTCAATACCGTTGAGTTGGCTACCGCAAATGTTCCGTTTGTGCCGACCTCGCAGTCGTATGTAAACGTGATGTCCGTGGTCGCCTGTACACATCCAGAATAAGAATATACAGCGTCAAGCTGTACGTTGGTGATGTCAAAGTTTACATTGATGTCTACGTCGTTGTCCAAACCTGTCGTGACAATCGTCATGATGTCTCCAGCAAGGTTTAGTGATGCAGAAACAACGGTTGCGTTTGTGCTGCTAGGCAACATAAGCAACTGGTTTCCTGCCTCAAAGAAGTTTACGTATCCAAGACCAGTAGTTGACTGTATGTCGTTAGGGAAGTTGATGCCCACGTCAAGTATCGCCCCAGCTAAACGAAGAGAATAAGTGAACGTATAAACCCCATTTGCCGCGTTTCCGTTGGTGTCAAGGGTCAACGGAAAGGTGTAAACTGGGGTCTGCCCTGGATTGAGCGTACCCCAGTTTTCTAAATCTATCAAAGGATCTTCGTCCGTGTTCTTGTCCACGATGATGTCCCCGTTAAAAGTGATTATACCCTTCCCCTTTGCCTGGTTTGTCAAAAGGTCTATTCCCAACCCCCCAGGTCCTGAGTAATTGGTTGAGTCTGTTACGATACCTCTCGGCTCTAACGCGCCCGTTGTAGGGTTTGTGTACGTTAGGTCAAACGTAAGGGTTACGGTACTGATCATCTTTTATAGTTTTCTTAATTTACCTAATAATTCTTCATTCACTTTGAGGTGGTCAATCAAGGCAAACGCAGCCTCGCTGCCAGCTGCGGACTCAAAAAATGGCGTCTTTAGCCATTTGGTTCCGTCACCTCTACGGTCGCGAATATACCACAAACCGTCCTCATTTTTGATAAAATTTTCACCCAAAAGTCTGTTTACCAGCTCGTGTACTGACTCTTCATCTGAAGACTTTGTCTGCTTTGGGGTTGCCGATTCAATAATTTCAAACGCGTTCTTCTTAAATGTTTCAGTTCCATTCTTGATTGCGTCATGAAGCATTACACGAGTCTCATCATCGGTGTGCAGTGGCGTCAATCCAAGGCCGTCTACAACCTTCAAGACAACCGCATAATCCAATGTGAAGTAAATAAGGTCCTCAAGCTGACGAGCCGACTTAGCGGTTTCAATCTTGCTTCTAGCCTCAACGTGCTTCATTTCAAATTCGTACATCTGATCCATTGACTTATAAATGGACTTATTTCCATTTACAATTGGACACATATATTGAATGTAGAATAATAAATCCTTTTGATGTGGTTGAATTTTAAATCCATCACCAATCTCAATTCGAGAATTTTGATAGTTTACGCTTCCGTTTATTTGAGTTGGGGACACACTGGTATAAATCAATGTGTATTCTGACTCAGTTTCTTTATCGTAAAAGTTAGCCTTTGTCTTTATAGACGAAGCTCCTGGCGCTTGAACAAACAGTCTAGGATCTGCGTCAGGATTATTACTAGGAACCTTGTGGGTTTTTAGTTTATACTGGTCTCTAACTCTTAAAACAACAGCACGTTTGTTGTTGAAAAATTCAGGAAAATCATTTCTTAACTCTTGTTCTGCCCATTTAGGAATTTCTACAGGCTTGTTGTCGCTTAAATCGAATATCATTTTGTTTTATTTTATATAAAACAGGGAGAGGTTGCCCCCTCCCCGTTTTGAGTTTACATTAAAATTATGCAGTGAACAAGCCGTACTTGTTTGCGTTAACAAACTTGTAACCGACTTCAGATACAATGTGAACGCCAAGTTCCCAGTTCTCTGTCTTGTTAGCAGCCGCACGGCCACCAGTTTGCCACATGTTCATGAACGCACCTGGCTTGTGGCACATACGGATGTATTTACCCATGTTACCAATACCGTCGTCAACACCTCCGTTAGTACTAAGAGGGATGAAGAATGCAAGGTTTTTCCAAGTATTTTGTGTGTTAGTAGAACCAACACCAAACATGGTTGGGTTGTCAAAGATACCCATACGAACAAATCCGAAGTTCTTGTTGTTGAACACCAAATTGTTGAATGAGAAAGTCTTGCTCATCAAGTCAGCGTAAGCGCCCTCGCCCCAGAAGGTTTTCTCCATCTGAACCTTATTAATAGCGATGTTAAGGTTTAACGGGTTTTGAGCTGTTGTTACACCTGTTCCTGTGAACAAACCTTGTTCCATCAACGCCTGCATGTAACCGCTTGCCCACACCATGTAGTTCTTTACAGAACCGTCCTGTGAAGTCAAGGCAGCTTCCATTGCGTAGAAGTCAGTTGGATCAACTCCAGCTACAGAAGCGGCAACTGAAACAATAGTGCTAATACCACCTCCATTTGAACCAGAGCCATTGTTTTGAATTGCATTAAGCAATCCCTGTGTGGTTTGGAATGATGAAGTTGATGGCAATTGATAGTTAGTGCTTCCTGTTGGAACACCCGCAAAGAAGGTGTTTACCAATGCAACTTGATGCTCACGCTGCAAGTAGATGATGTCGCGTGAGTTAGAGTATGGAGTTTGAACCCCGTTCTCCAACTGTGAGTACCAAAGTTGGTTGTAAAGCGCCTCAGAGCTAGACTTGGTGTCGTTACGGAAAGTTTGCAAGTAAGAGGTGTGAACCGTGTCAAATGTAAACTTAGAGTCAAAAGCACCGCTGTTTTCTTTAGCTGAATTACCTACATAGTAGTAGTAGCTATCAGCACCTGGATCAGTTGATGTGCTTAGCAAAGGCAAAAGCGTAACGGATGGGGTTGCTGGAGTAGTAGCCGTAACTTGAAAAAGTGCGCCAGTTTTAGCGCTCTTCCAAATATCACCTACAGTTGGGAACATATACGGAGTTCCACCAACGGTAGTTACGCTCGCAGCAGTAACGGTTACTACAAATCCAGCTGCTGCTGAACCTGTTGCCGCGCCTACCTGTTGGATAGGGGCCTCCATACGAGTCATCTCAAACCAACGAACCTTAGGGTTCTTTGCAATTTCGCGGTTACCTACCGCGTTCATGATCTGGTTCATAGCGTCCCAGTATTCGTCACCGAATGGGAGGTATGCTACCGCGTCAAAATCTTCCATCAAGGCGTCCCAGTTGTTCTGGATCCCGCCATAGGTCATCGAACCCGTACTAATAGGAGGGGCGATGGCTGGGCTTTGTGAAAATGCCATTTTATTAAATTTTTTTAACTGTTAATTATGATTTTATCGTCTGTGAAGGCAACGGAATACCACGCTCCATCAAATCTCTTTGAGCTGGCGTAAGATTCTTGTTGTCCACAGACGTTTTGCCTACACGATTCGGCGTTTTAGGCTGACCGTTGTAGACCTCGCGCACTACCCTTTTTTCGGCTTGGGCAGAAAGTGATTTAGCAATTTGAACCCCGATGTCCCCAGACTGAACCTTATGAATGAGGACTTGGTTCGCCAACCAATCACGTACCGCTTGCTTGCCTTCCTTTGTGGTAGCATCAAAGGCTTGACCTAAATAACCAGCATACTGCGACTTCAAAATCGATTCGACCTCTTCGTTTGAAACTTGTAACGAAACTTCCGTATCGCCGAATTTGTAGGGAACCTCCTTTAGCTGTTTGGCGTAGGACTCTGCCTCGCCAAATGCTATAGTCTGTCTTTCCGCAATATATCTTTGATTCTGGCTCTTTAGCTCTTTAGCAAAGGTAAAAGGATTTTTAACATCCTCAACCTCTTTTTTAGTTTTATTTATCAGATCAATCGCGTCGATTGCGTCTGACTTCATGAGTGCGGTGGCATAGTATTCACCGTCTCCAATATTGTACTTTTCACGAATTGCTTCCTCAATAGTGTCCTGGCCAAGCTGCTTGAACTTGTTGGGGTTCTTTACAGCCTCAGCAATTACAAGGGCCTTCAACGGGTCCTGCATCATGTTTGACTCGTCCATAGAGACGATTTGGTTTGCAATAGACGAGCTGATACCCTTCTTGTTAAACGCAACAATTGTCTTGATATCGTCATTCCCCGCAAATGGATCGTCGGCCTCTTGCAACAGGGCTAACCCCTCTTGGACTTCGCGTTCCTTCTCCGCAAGAGATGCGGCCAAGCCCTTGTATGACTTCAGCTCCTCAAACTCGTTTTTAAACGTGTCCTCGTTGTCGTAGCCATACGCAGCAAACCACGGCATATCTGCTGGGTCAATCTGCGTTTCTGCTTGTCCTTCTACTTGTTCGTTAACTTGATCGTTTACAAGTTCGTCTTGGTTTTCAAATTCGTTGTTTTCCATAATGTTTATACTCTACCTGTTATTTCGTTTCCGTATTGAGCCTCGAGTGTTGCCTCTAGCTGTATCTCGTCTAGTGTTTGTTTTCCTTTTAATAGCTGCACCTGGTATGCGGCATCTGCCTTCATCTTCTGGAGTTCCTGTTCCTTCATGAGGTCCATGTTGGCCATCTCTCTGTGTTTGGCAATCTCCATCTGGGCCTTCTGCATCATTGTCTGACGCTTAGCCTCCTCGGTCATCATAGCGGACTGCTGCTGGCCCTGGATGGTCTGCTGCATCATCTGCTGTGCATACTGCTCCTCACGCTGGCGTGCCTCTGTCTCCTCTGTTGCCATGTACCAAAGCGCCTCGTCTACGTCGCCGTTCTTCAAGAGTTGGGCTACACGTTCTACGCTCGACGGGCGGAGGAGGACGGAGCCATCTTTTGTGGGGATCTGCGACATGCCGATCGCCCTTTGAAGGATCGCGCTCTTTTCCTTTTCGTTTGGAAGAACCTTGCAACTAATAGCAAGATGGTCCAAAGACAGGCCCTCAATATCATCAAGAGCTTCAATAAGATTCTCTCCAATGATTGACTTATAGAAATCACGAATTTCGGTGTCATATTCAATGTCTATACGGGCCTGGTGAATCATTCGCTCACCCAGCTTCTGTTTGAATTGACGCTCTGACTCGCGAAGCGGCCAGTTGGCGTGGTTACCCGCGACATAGTCTCCCTCCATTACACCAACCAATCTTTCGGCTGACTGATCAGGACTTGCAGCCATCGCGTCTGGTATACCCATGATGTCCTTGATCATCATCTGTAGGTTGGCAATCTGGGACATCCATTCCTGTCCCTGTGGACCTAAACCGTTGTCCATCTCGGTCAATGGCTGTGAAACATACTTGCCCGTTGCTGCGTTAAACTTGGTGGCAACGATCTGAATACCGTTCTGACGGTGGACGTGCATGAGGTCGAACAGGTCGTACTCTACACCCCCAATCTTGATGTTAGCAGCCTCGCCGACATCAATTCTATATCCCTTTGGAGCGGCAGCCCATACAGCCGCACGTAATTTCAACACCGCAAACATCAAATCATCAAGCAACCCCTTCACGCTACGTGTGGGTGACTGACCGTTAATACGATGAATTACATACGAACTCATCGGAGACAAGCCCTTCTGCATCTGGTTTGGCTTCTTCTTCCATTCGTAGATGCGATCTTGTCCAGTTCCAGAGATGATGTATGAACCCTCGTACCAATAGTTACAAGAAATCTCGTCGTAGGTATCGCTTGAGTTTTTTTTCTTCTCGTCTACTGGCTTATTGTTTCTGAGGTATGTGCCATACCCCTGCTTGTTTGTGCGCTCTACATACTGCTTATAGTCTGTAGATAAATACTCAAACTTCAACACATATATTTTAAAGTCCATCCAAACCCAACGGTTTGTCGTGGAGTCCTTACGCTCAAATGCCCACTGCGGGATTGTGGATACGTTGGTCTGATACGGAACGTAAGACTTGGCCATTGCCTGGATCTGAGCCTCGTTAAAGCCAGCGTCAATCAACTTGGTGTACATCGACTGAACTGTTTCAGCCTCAATGTGTCCAATAGCAACAGGTTCGTCCTGGTTGTCCTCGTTCCAGAGCATAACCATACGGGCAGGGTCAATGTAATTGAATTTAACCTGACCTGTAATTGGGTCATTGTAAACCTTTGCCGCACGGAAGTGGAAGTCGATTGCGTCACGGTTAAACTCCATGCGCTGACCAGCCCAGTTAGAAGAACGGAATCCAGCCTCGGCTAGTTTCTCTAACGCCACTTCGTATCGTGTCTTGAAGAATCCAAGCCTGTCCGCCATCTCAAGCATTGTCTCGTCCTTGGGAACAAATGGCAATTTAAACTCTGGCAACCCTAGCTTTTTAGCCAATGGATTGGTAAAGTTTGCCTTGGCGTATAAGTCGTGTTTCTTGCGCTTCTTTTTTGTGATAATGTTTTTATCTAAGGAAACGCAATCTAACTTGTAGTCATTGTCTGAAAGTACTGAAAGCAATACGTTTGTCAACTTACGCATTGGAGAGAATATGTCGTAGCTAACATTAGCCATAGCCTTTCTTTGGGCCTTAGACATACCACTCGTGCTTGTAGATGCCTGTCCCTGGGAAATAGCCTTATTGCCGATTGGAGACCCGTTTGTAAACCAGTTTCTATACTTCTCTTGTGACTGGTTACCAGCACCGTAGTTTCTAGTCTCTTGCATCTCAGGAAGTTGCGTGTACGTAAAGTATGTACCTCCCGCGCAAAAACGAGTATATAAGGCACGCGCACATCGCAGGCCGTACTCTGGCTTTAATTTATCTACCTCTGGAATGTTGTCGTTGGGGAACAACATGCTACCAAC